CAGCTCGACGTTCTGCTGGATCACGTCGGCGTACTCGTTGATCGCGAGCTGGGTGCCCGTGAAGCCGAGGATCCGGTAGATGTTGCGACGGTTCGGGCGGAAGACCGTGCGGCTAGCCATGCTCGACCCGCTCCAGGTTGACCTTGACGTAGGAGCCGTTGGTGATCGGCAGCTTCTTCGGGAGCACGCCGGTCACCTCCCACGCGGTGTCGTCGACCTCTCGGATCTGGTCGCCGTGCTCGACGTCGGTGCCCGTCGGCAGGTAGGCGACGGCCTCGCGCACCACCACGGCGTCGCGCGGGGTGTCGGCTTCGCCCTTGATGACGAGGTGGCCGGGGGTGTCGACCAGCGACTCGGGGTTGGCCCAGTCGCGCACGGACTTGCCGAGGCGGTCAGTGGTTGCGCCTGCGCGGGCGACCGTGAGCGTCTCGGTGAACCAGACGCTCTGCATCACGCCTCTTCAGGCGGCGGGCTGTACGTCGAGGTGAGCTGAACCGACACCAGGCCTCCCCCGGTGCCGCGCCCGAGCGCGGTGTCCAGGTCGGCCGTCTCGGCCGGTGTCAGCAGCTCGGCCGACCCGGCGTAGTAGGAGACCGAGGCCTCGTCGAGCCGGGTGTTCTGCACCGGCCCGACCGGGGTCTCGATGATGCGAGCGGCAGCGCGGGCCTGCGCGCTCTTGAGGAGGTCGTAGTGGTCAGCGACCAGGGTGGCGAGGTCGAGGGTGCCGTAGCGGCCAGCCAGGGCGGCGGCGACGTCACCGAGGACCGCTGCGATGCGCGCCTCTTCACCGGGCAGTACCGGGCGCGGGAGTCGCGCCTCGACGTCTGCCTGGGTGGCGTACATGGATCCTCCGAAGATCGTGGGGGTGTCCCGTCCTCCCCCCGGTAGGAGAGAGGGCTACCGGGGGGAGGGACGTGAGTCCCACTAGGCGACGGGACCGCACCTAGTGGGAGTCAGGCAGGTCAGACCGGGAGGGCCAGACCTTCGATCTTGGCGTGGGCCTTCTCGTTGCCGTAGGCCAGGCCGACCTCGCCGTAGAACTGCACGTTCTCCGAGGCGCCGGTCTTGGCGAGCGGCTCCGCGAAGAAGTGGCCCTTCTCGGGGATCTCGAGGAACACCGGGGCGAGCTGCTCCAGTGAGGCGAGGATGACCGTGCCGCTCGGAACGAAGCGGTCGATCATCACGTTCAGCCGACCGAAGTTGGTCTCGATGCTCGTGACATCGACACCACCGACGTTGCGGCTGGTCTCTTGGAACTTGCCGTACGCGTTGGCGTAGATGTCCGACAGCACGATCTTCTGTGCCGACGGGACGATCAGCGTGCGCGTGTCGCCTTCCATCAGGCCGCCGTTGTCGTAGGCACCCTGCATCGCCTGCTCGAGCAGACCGATGGTCAGCTTGGTCTGCTTGGTCATCGAGACCGAGGCGTCCGTGGTACCACCGAGGTTGATCGCCGTGCCACCCTTGGTCAGCGCGAGGCTGAAGGTGTTGGCGGTCAGGTACTTGACGTAGTACGGCGTGTTGGCCGTGACGCCAGTGACGTTAGACAGACCGGAGTTGATGACGACGGTGTCGCCCTCGACGAAGCCGTGCGACGTCTTGGTCGCGACGTCGGTCGACGGGTCGACCGAGATGCCGGTGACCGCTGCGGTGCCCGCGATGGAGGTCGCGTTCAGAGCGTTGGTCGAGATGGCCGAGAGCAGACCGCGGGTCTTGCGTGCGGTGCTGTTGTCCGACGGCTTCTGGTACGAGCCCTGGATGAAGCTGTACTCGACGTCACGGACCATCTGCTTGAGCATCTCCTGGCTCTGCCAGTCGAGCTCGTTGGTGATGGGGTTCTGAGCGGCGTTGTTCGTGCCACCCTTCTGCCCGTAGGCAGCGAGCTTGGTGTACGAGACGGACACCTTCTCCTGGTGGATCTGGCAGACGTTGGTCACGTTCGCCCGCACGCGCTCCTGCGCGGTCGGAGCGTCCGCACCCTCGAGCACCGCGGGCTGTGCAGCGGCGCGGAGGTCAGAGGTCTGCCATTCGAACTCGACGGAGGTTGCCTGGCGTCCACCCGTGAGCCCACCGATGGCCGAGAAGAGCGGCGTGTCGGAAGGGGTCAGCGAGTACAGCGCTCCCGTGTAGTTCGGGAGGTTGTAGGTGGTGCCAAGGCCAGTGATGCCGGCCATGCGTGTTTCCTTTCAGAGAGAGAGGGAGTGGCTGGGTGTCAGCCGAGCATCGACAGGAGCTTCTCGTTGTTGAGCTTGATGAGCGCCTGCGAGTCACCCGTGCGTCGCGCCTCTGCGATGCGGTCGTCGATGGAAGGGATCTCCTCGTTACCCCGCGGGCCTGCGTCGGCCGCTGGGGGGCGAGGCGTCGGAGGCGCCGTCGAGACCTTCAGTGTCTCGGCGAGCTTCTTCGCGTCCTCAGCCAGCTCCTCGGGGGTTGACCCCTGGAGACGGGCTGCCATCTCAGGCGGGAGTCCCGCCCGTGTTGCCGCCAGCTCGCGAGCCATGGCGAGCCTTTCGGCCCGCTCTGTCTCGAGCTGTTCGGCCATCCGCTCGGCCTCGGTCTTCTCGGCATCCTTGATGCGTGCGAGCTCCTCGGCTGCTGTGGCGTTGGCCTTGGCGCGCTCCTCGTGCTTTCGCGCGAGGGACTTCCACTTCTCCAGCTCGGCGGCGGGATCGTCTCCGGCCGAACCCGTGTCGGGTACTGGCGGTGTCGTTCCCTCAGCAGGTGGCTGCGCTCCAGCCTCGCTCTGCTGCGCAGGCGGTTCGGTGTTCGCGTTGGGTGGTGCTTGGTCAGACATCCCGTGTTACCTCCGTGTCGGCGGTTCTTCGCCCCCCGTTGCGGCGGGCGGAAGTCTTAGGCGGCGGTGTCGTACTCGTACCGCAGGTAGGTGTCGTCGAAGGGCTCCTGCGCGTAGCGCGAGCCGAGCCTCTGCGCGTATCCGTTGCGCCACCGCTCGTGGATCTGGTCGAGGGGGACGGACACAGGCGTTCGGATGCACCTGTCGTTCGGGTGGGTCGGGAAGGCTGCGTCGCCAGGCCACACGCCGTTGGCCAGCGAGACGCACCAGGGGCACGCTCCTGCGCTGACCTTGCGGCGGTAGCCGTCGACCATGCCGGTGCGGGACCAGATGTGTGTGGCGCGGCCCTGGGAGGCCCGCCAGGTGTCGTTGACCTCAGTCAGCGCGACCCGCTCGAGTCGCTTCGCGCGCAGCTCGTCGACCGCCTCGCGAGCGGACGTCTCGACCCTGGCCGCTGTCTGCAGATCCTCGGGGCCGGTGTTGAACAGCACCTGGACGAGTTGCCTCTCCAGCACTGCGCCATTGAGAAAGTACGGGTGCGGGCGGTAGCCGAGGGCTTGCACCTCAAGGCTGAGGGAGGAGGCCATCGCTCGCGCCAGGTCGATGTCGGCGAGCGTCCAGGCGACCTCGCGGTACGCGATGATCGCGTCGGCAGCCTCAGTGATGAACTGCCTGAAGGTCGTGGTGGTCCCGACCCTACTCCACAGGGTAGCCAGCAAAGCCGCCAGCTCCAACTCCCACTCTTCGGTCGACTGCTCGTAGGCGATGTCCACTACGGGGTGACCTCGTCAGGGTCACCCTCGAAGCGCACCGTCAGTGACCCGATGGGGGGCAGGGTCGCGGCCCGGCCTGACCAGCTCACCTCGAACCACGCCAGGAAGTCCCCGGCGGTGTCGACGTCGGCGGCCTGCCAGTTGTACTTGACCAGGCCCCGCTTGTCGGTGGTGCCGTCGTCCATGATGGTCGCGGAGGCGTCGACCTTGGGTGAGGTCGCACCTGGCGCGCGCATGATGAAGCTGGCCCCGGTTGCCTCGGAGATGTCGAACGGCTTGCCGTTGCTGGTGCATCGGGCGATGACGGCAGGCTCGAGGTCGCCGACCTTCATCGAGATGAGCCGCGCCACAGTGCCTCCTAGACGGTGATGTCGAGTGTGTCGACCTGCTCGACGAGGTCGGGGTCGAGCACGGAGATGTCGAAGATGGGGACCAGCAGCTCAATGCCGGCCTTCGGGTAGGGCGGCGGGCTGCCCAGCCGCGAACCGATGGCGACAGCGACGTCGGTCTCGGTCGCCAGGCCGATGACCATTCGCTTGCCCGCGGTGAGCGAGCCAGCGGTATCGACCTCGACGGCAGGCGTCAGGGTGATCGACTTGCGGGTGGAGACGCCCGTCGCCGCGGACGTCTCGCTCGCCGTCCCGAGCGCCTTGGTCTTGCGCCGGGTGGGCGCGACCGCAAGGTCGCTCTCCGGTGCGACACCGAGGGAGTGCCTGTCGCCGACGCCGACCGCCAGGTCGACCTCGAGCGCGGTGCCGAGGGTCCGGCTCTTGCGCCGGGCGACGCCCGTGGGGGTGTCAGTCTCGGAGGCGGTGCCGACCGGGTAGGTGCGGCGGCGGGTGACGCTGGCAGCGGTGTCGAGCTCGGTGGCGACGCCGAGGGCCTTGGTCTTGCGCCGAGTGACGCCGACAGCGGTGTCGGTCTCAGTGGCGGTGCCAATGCCCGAGGGCCGGACAATGGCGACACCGCTGGCGGTGTCGGTCTCGGTGGCGACACCGAGGGCGAGGAGCTTCTTGCGGCCGACCCCTGTCGCCGCGTCGGTCTCGGTTGCGGTACCCAGGGTGCGGGACTTGCGCCGGGCGACCCCGGTCGGAGTGTCGGTCTCGGCTGCGACGCCCAGCGCGCGGGTCTTGCGGCGGGTGAGGCCGGTGACCGAGTCAGTCTCGGTGGCGGCACCGAGGGCCTTGACCTTACGGCGCGTGACAGCAACAGCAGCGTCGGTCTCGGTGGCGGTGCCGACCGCGCGGAGCTTCTTGGTGGCGACCCCGGTGGCCGCGTCAGTCTCAGTCGAGGTGCCGACGGCGCGAGTCTTGCGGCGGGTGACGCCCGTGGCCAAGTCGGTCTCGGTGGCTGAACCAACCGCGACGATCTTCGGGCCAGTGGCGATGCCGACGGCGGTGTCGGTCTCGGTAGCAGTCCCGAGCGCACGGAGCTTCTTGCGTCCAAGGCTGGTTGCGGAGTCGGTCTCGGTGGCGGTGCCGAGAGTGACGGTCTTGCGGCGGGTGACGCCAGTGACCGCGTCGGTCTCGGTGGCAGCCCCGAGCGCGCGGAGCTTCTTGCGGCCAAGGCCGGTCGCGGAGTCGGTCTCGGTGGCAACCCCAACAGGAGTCGTCAGTGACGCTTGCAGTTTCGCAAGGATGAAGCGGGGAGGGATCGGGTACGCCCTGCCGATGCGGGCCATCTCAGATCACCGCAGCACGGATCGGGGCCTGCCGCTGCGGCGCCTGGGCCACCAGGGGGTTCAGGGCCGAGGCGTAACCCTCAATCTCGACCGAAAGCCCACAGCACGCACCCATCGTGGAGGTACCGGCCGTGATCGTGGTGCCGGTGAACCCAGAGTTTCGGGACTGGTACGCCAGGGCCGAGGTCGGCGTCGCGTAGGACACGTCAACCTGCTCGGTCCAGTTGACCGTCGCGGTGTAGAACGGCGCAGTCACCGGCCCTGCGTACGCGGCAAGGGTGACATTGTCGGCAAGAGCGTTGTTGGCGAACGCGGGGGCGGGGGCGACTCCTGAAGCCACATTGTCCTGCTTGGCGAACTGCCGAATCGCAGCCAATCCCGCCCGCGTCACCCCCGCCACTCTGGCGACCGCGATGGATGCACCCGTGGCTGCGTCACCAGTGCAAGTGAACGTCACGGTCATTGACGATGGCGATGCTGGAACCAGCGTGTTACCGACGAAGCAGTACAGCGTGTGGGCCCCAGTGCCACGAACCGCTGAGCCAACTCTGGTGAAAGCCGTCACATTGGCCGACCCCGTCATCGCCCCGGCAGCAACAGTGTCGGAGGCGTTGACGAACGCCACCAGCAAGTCCCCCTGCGCTGGGGTGAATGCATTAGAGGCGTAGCTAGAGACGTTGGACGAGTCAACCGTGGCGGTGGGTCCGTTGGTAACGGTCGCCATCGGCTACTCCTCCCAGACCACTCCGCACGTCGCGTTCACCGTCTGAGCTGCGGTGAGGCGCATACGCCAGAAGCCCGACACTGGGACCACGAACTCACGACCCAGCGGCGCGATGTAGTGGAACCCGCCAGTTGGTGGCACCCTGAAGTTCAGAATGTCGTCGGCGGTTCCGGCGCCCTCAACGGTGGTTGAGTGCTTGGCAGTGGTGGATGGAGAGCCATCGGCCAGGTCAAACTTCTCATTCGCCGTGGTGGCGGTGGTGACTCCAGCAGAGAACCGGCCGACTTCCACCCTCACCGGGGTGTTGGATGCGGTGACCCCGTCGAAGTTGACCCACCACTCCACGATCTTCACTCGGTCTGACGCTGACGTGCCCAGCTCGAGAACGGACTTGGCGGTGGCAGCCGATAGTGCTACAGCATCGACGCTGACGACGTAGAGGCTCATCAGGACGCCGTGAAGATCGCCGTTCCCGCGTCAGCGGTTACGTCCGATCCGTCGGGAGTGATGGCGAAGTCGAGCAGCAGCAGCGGAATGATGTTGGCGTCGGTACCGCCCGTGGTGTCGGAGTCGTAGCAGATCACCAAGTCGGTGACCGCGCCCGCAGTGACCGCCGTCCAGGTCTGATCGGGGATCGTCACCGAGAACGTGTCCCCGGTGTCGTCCACGGCTGGCGTGGCGATGTCGGCGTCAGTGAGGGTCTTGCGGTTCCAGCCACCCGTCGTGCGCTCGGTGAAGCCCCCGGCCGTGACAGCCGCGAGGGTGTCGAAGTCGCGGGCGGTCGCGTCGGTGGTGGCGCCAGCGTCGACAGGGACGACGATGATGGCTGAGTTGGCCGGGTCGTTGGAGTCGACCCGACGGAAGTACTCCACCACCGAGCCCTTGGCGATGTTGAAAACGATGTTTGCCATGTCTGGCTAACCTTCCTGTGCGTTGCCGCCCGCGCGGCGGGCATTGTTGGTGGTGTCCTGCTGTCCGCTAGCTCGTGCGGCTGCGGCGGCTTCCATGTCCATCTGCATGCGCTGCTGCGCCAGCTTCTGGGCCTGCTCGGCACGCAGTTCTGTCGCCATGCGCTCGCGGTCGATGGTCGAGTAGCCGAGGTCGACCTGGCCCTGGGCGGCCGGGATGATGCCGCCGGCAACCAGCCCAGCGACGGCCTGCGCCTCTTGGAAGCGGTCGACCTCCTCGACGTCGCGCCACATGACCTCGAGCGTCTCTGGGGTTGCTCCCCCGGTGGCCTCGGCCAGCATCCGGCCGGCCTCCTCCATCGCCCCGCTGAACTCGGCCTGACGCTGCTGCACCTTGCGGCGGAACTGCTCACGCATCTCGCGCAGGGTGTCGCCCGACAGGTTCACCAGATCGCCCGACAGGTAGAACATCGGCGTGCGCGACAGCGCCGCGACCTGGGTGACGGCCATCTTCACTGCGTTCAGCAGCGGCTCGATGTTGGTCTCCTCGAGCGAGTCGAACTTGGTCTGCTCGTTCGGTGACACCAGCAGCCGGTCGGGGCCGACGGTGAACGGCTGGACCGGCTTGCCGTCGGCGTCGACCTCGACGTCGATGCCGGTAGCGGTGCGGATGCGGAAGCCAGAGAACTCACTGATGAGCAGCGCGTCTGCCATCAGCTTGTTGATGCGGTCGATGTCGTTGTCCAGGCCCCACAGCTCGCTGCGACCAGTGGAGGTCTTCAGGTCGGGCCGGTTGCGGAGGTGAACGACGGGGACGCGGCCGAGGGTGTTCTCCCACGACTCTTCCTGCACCCAAGTGCTCGAGCCGGGGAGGATGATGCCGGTGGAGCGCCACCGGGTCGCGCCTGCCTCGTCCCAGACTGTGGCGTAGGAGACGATGTTGCCGTTCTCGTCGGTGTCGTGCCACAGCTTCAGCGCGGACTGGATCTTCCGGCGGCTGCCCGGCTCGTAGGTGCAGACGAAGCGGTCGGCGGACTCCGCGGCGAAGACGGGCCTGTCGTCCTCCATCGTCAGGACGAGGTAGCCGTCTCCCACACTGAGGGACTCCGTGAACGCCAGAGAGGACTCCAGAGGCCCGCCAGCCTGAACCCACGCCTTGCCGAGCTCGACGTCGCCGTCCAAGGAGCGCTCGTCGGTGCGGAATCCCTCGACGTTGAGACGCTCGGACACCGACTCGACGATGATCTGGGCGATGTCGACACGGGCCAACCCCATGAGGCGCTTGTACTCGTCAGTGCGGGCGGTCTGTGGCAGCGGGCCGTCGCCGGACAACAGGTTGCGATAGGACTCGTAGCCCACCGTCCGCTTGTTGAGCTTGGAGATGAGCGCGTCGCGCGTTGTCTCACTTGCCACGCGCTGCCCCTTTCATCATCGGAAGGCGTAGACCTTGCGGTTGACCACCCGCAGCGCGCCGTCCTCGATGGCGTCGGCGCGCGCCTCCCAAGCGAGGACGGCGGCCATGCAGAGGTCGATCTTGCGGCTCGACCACGGGGACTCTTTGCGAATGGCGATCTTGTCGTTCTTCTCGACCCGGTGCGCGTTCGTGACGTGCTCAGCCAGACGCGGGTCACCGTCGTGCTTGAGGGCCTTCTCCCCGATGGCCTCAAGAAAGCGAAGGAGAGCGTGATCCATCTGAGTCGGACGCTGGGTCCACCACTCGGCCCAGACCTTCTCGTGCTCAGAGCACCACTTGCTCAGCCAGTCCTGCCACCTCGGCGGGTCGCCATAGGCGCGGACGACGTCGTACTTCTCGTGCATCTGACGGACGAAGTCGTCAACTGCTCCCCCGTCGATTGCCCGCCCGTCGCCAGGCGGCTTCCAGTGCCCTAGCACGAACAGGGCACCGTCTTCCAAGCGAGCTGCTACCAGGCCGGTGTGGTCGTCGGTCTGTGAACCGTCGAACCCCACGCAGATCCTGTCCCCAGCCTTCAGCTCGAGCTCAGGGTCTCCAAGCGCGTGCCAGGTGTCGGACGTGACGAAGGCGTCCTCGGCCGCGACCGACTGCCCCAGCCAGTAGCGGCGGAACTCGGTGGCCGACACCATCGGGTCGTCCCACTCCGAGGAGATCCGGTCGATGTCCCGCCAGAAGCAATCACCGGAGGCCTGGATGACGGCCTGCCGGCGCTCCTCGGGGTTGTCCAGATCCCACTCGTAACCCGCGGCGCGCTTGTCGTACACCAGATCGCCCACGACGGCGATCCCGTCAACGTGCCTACCTGTGACCTCATGCAAGTGCTCAAGCACTGACTGTTCGCCGTGTGCGTAGGCCGTGGTCGGCACGAAGTTCCATGGCTGCGACGCGGTGCGCTTCCGTAGGTTCCTGCGGAGCGTGCCCCAGGCGTCGTGCAGCGTGGGGTGGATCCAGACGTGCAGCTCCTCGCTGACCTGGAAGGTCGGCCGGGCGCCGTCCAGGCCGCCGGGGCGGCCGGTGGGGACGAGCTTGATCATGCCCGGGCCCTCGGTCAGCAGGATCCGCTCGAGCCCGGTCTTGAAGAGTGGCTCCAGCTCGGGCGAGGCCGCCACGATGGCGCGGATGGCCGAGTACGTCGTCGCCTCAGCCTGGTCCTCGGTGGTGGCGGCGATGATGACCTGGGGGTCTTGTGGCGGGCCGGCCACGAGGTCGCCGTCTTCGTCGTACCACGCACGCACTGGTCCGACGCACTCCGCGAGCGACAGCCACGCCGCCAGCTCGGACTTCCTCGAGCCCTTGGGGCGTTCGAAGACGCCGACGGTGGCCGCACGCTTGCAGGTCTCGGGGTCGAACCGATAGACCGCGTCGAGGAAGTCGCGCTCGGAGTCCAGCAGCGTCACCGGCTGGCCGTAGACGTCACCAGGCCCGTGTCGGCAGTTGGCTTCGATCCAGTCAGCGACGTACGGGCCGAGGGTGTCGACCTGCGGCTTACTGGACGAGCTTGATGACGCGGCCCGGCTTCGACGGCTGCTCGCCGCTGTCCGAGCTGTCCGCGATCCTGACACGCATCCTCATCCGCGCCTCGGGGCTGAGCCCGAGGGACTTGTCGAGCGCGGTGGCTTGGCCGTGCAGGGAGCCGGTACCCTCACCGGCTTCCAGGTCATCGACGATCTGCGCGCGGCGGGCGACCGAGGCCATGTCGGATTCGACCCACATGCCGGCGATGGGCTGCGACCATGCCCACTCCCAGAACTCCTGCCCGGCCTTGCCGAGGCCCGCCCACGAGGGCACCTTCGGCGGCGGGTCGGTGCGCGGCTGGACAACGCGCTCGAGGCCTTCGTGCTTGCCGTTGACGCGCGACGCTTGGGGCAGCGGCCCGCGGGAGCCCGCACCCGAGGCGCTCATGCGGTCACCGACCAGATGGTGCCGGGCCAAGGGTTGACCGACGGCAAGGGTGTCGGGGAGATCTCGTAGGTGACCGACAGCCTGGCCTCCAGCCAGCGCACCCGGTCCTCGAGCGCGTCGATGCGCGCGAGCAGTTCCTTCTTCTTCATCCCGTGATCCTCCTGAGTCGTGCGTAGAAGTTCTTGGCCTCCTGCGACTCCATACGGGTCTTCCGCTTGTGGCACGGGTCGGCATGGATGGCCTTGAGGTTGGTGGGCGCATCGGGGCTGCCGCTCGCGAGCCCGGCCTTGAACTTCCACAGCGGCACGACGTGGTCGACCTCGTCGGCACCAGGCTCGCTGCAGACGTAGCAGACGCCCTTGTCGCGGCGCAGGATGTTCGACCGCCGCTTGCGGTCATCCTCAGTGCGGAGACCCTTGGCCCTGGATGGGCGACGCTTCCAGCCGCTCTCGGGGGTGTGCGCGGGGCAGAAGCGCTCGCCGTCGGTGAACTTCGGACAGCCGGGCTTGGCGCAGACGCGGGTTGACATGCGTCCCCACTCAAGTCTCAGGGTAGGACATCGGCGGCTTAGCGCCAAGCGAGACCTCGCCGCGCCGGATCGCGCGCTCGATGTCCCACACGTCGCCGACGCGGTAGTAGTGGCGATTGTGGCGGCCGACGAACACCGGCTTGAGCAGTCCAGCGTCGGCCCAGCTCTTGATGGTGCGCTCGGACTTGCTGACCAGTAGAGCTGCGTCAGCCCGGTCGACTATGCGGTCTTCTGGCTCGACTCGACCGCCTGACGCACCATCAGGTTGTACGCCTTCTCGTCGGTCACTTCCCTGCATCGCAAGCACTTGACGTGACTCCATCCATGGTGGCGAACGAGAGTGCCCCTGGTGTCGCATACCGGACAAGGCATCGGGATGCGGATGAGCGGGGAGTCCAGGCCGATGAGGATTCGCGCCCGCGCGCGGAGTCGGTACAGGTCGGCATTCAGGCCCTTGCCCCACTTCTGCTCCTCGGCCCAGTCGTAGTGAGCCTCGAGCCGCTCGACCGCATGAACGAGCCGCTCACGCTGGTGGGCGTACCGCCCACGGCGCGGGTGAGTGAACACGGTCTGCAGGTCGCGGTAGGACTCGATGAGCCGCGAGTAGCGCTCGGCCACCGTCACGAACTTCATGCGAAGGTCGAACACCTCGACCGAGAATGGCATCGGCACTGAGGTGCCCTTGCTGGCCTGGACCTTCTCCTCGGTGACGACGGCCTCCCCCCGAGGGAGGACGTCGTTGAGCTGGTCGAACAGGGGCAGTAGGTCCGCGACGAGCTCGGCGGTGGAGATCCGGTCGCCGTCAGTCACCGGGGCCGATCTTCCGCTCGTTCTTGCATCGGGTTCCCCCACGGTCGCAGCAGGGACAGAAGGGTGCGCCTGGCGCTCTCGGGGAGACGAGCAGCCGACACCGGCACCACTTGCAGTGGGTCGGTGGAGCTGCGGTCATTGCGGTCCCCATCGGCTCAGAGGCTACCGGCACATGGTAGAAGGCTACCGCAAGTGTGCGGCGTGTCACAGGGAGTGACCGCGGACCTCAGAACC